AAGAAAGAGGGAGGACATGAACTTCTTCTTAATGCAACTGAAATAGCAACAGCACAGAATAGTGAAATGGGCATCGTCGCATTACTACTAGAAAAAGATATACGAATGGTTTCTCACCCTGTAAAAAAGAGAGAGAAAAGTTTACTTACTTATGAAAGTTTTTACGAAGCAGTTGCAGGAACAGATGCAAAGAAAACAATATTAAAACTGTTCTCGGCAAAAAATTCAGGAATAATCTTTGATTTTGACGAGGACGCAGACGAAAGGCTAGAAAAGTATCTAGCAAACTTTTGGGAATACAAAATAGAACAATGATAGAAATAGTACATCAATATAAAAAAGACTGGAGTATGTTTACTCTAGCCTCACTCCTGGATAAGTCTAAAGACTATAGGATTCATTTATATGTCCATGAAGCAGATTGGAACGATGCTCCTATAGCATGGGCTATAGAACACTTTGATGAGATAAAAATATATCAGACTTGGTGGACAACAGAAGATACTGCAAAAATGGTATGTCATCTTAAAAACTGGTGGAAAGACAAAACGCCTAGTCTAAACAAAAGAATATTAGTAGCAGGTGGTAATAGAATATTTTTAAGAGAGATAGTTACAGGTAATCTACCAGAAGAAAGTTTCTTTATGAAAAGTTTATCTTTCTTATCACACAAGCATAGATTCAAAGACCATTCACAATATAAAAATTACTACTCAAGAATAGGTAATCCAACATATGAGAATAGTGCTCATCAACAAGACCCAGAGATGCTTTTACTTAACTGGGATGTATTGAAAACTTTCAAAGACGAAGACTTATTCTTTCCAGGGGGAGACTTGCCACAAGACTTTTACAGCTTAGATCACAGACTAGATGCTTGTACTAACACAGCATTTATGAAAAACTTAGTTCAATTCAAGCATAGCTATATGCCTTTGTATATGAATGGTACAGTAGATTGTCTACTAGAAAAAGATTGTCTAGGTTTGAAAGAAGTTGCAGATTATAATAATATGCTAAGAAAAGGGTACAGTTTAAATGTGCAACATAAGTGGGCTATGAGAGATTATTTAAATATTCCAATCAGTGTTCAACTCGGAATACCTTGGGACTGTTATACTCGTTTGATTGATTCTATTCCTATGCAATTTAGAAATGCAAGATTAAATGAACAGATGTTGACAAAAGCGTCGAAACAGAAAGCAACGCTTGGAAAGTTATTACAAACAGGATTTAAACTAGGTAAACTTTAATATCTCATTTTCAAGGTCTGACAAAATTTTCCACTCTATCAATCCCTGATTTTTCATATCAATTACAAGTTCTTTTTCTTTTTTGGAATGAATATTTACTTTTTGAGTATTGACTGGCATATGCCAACTCGAAGGATTATCTTCTCCTGTTTTGAAAGGCAACTTCTTAGAAAAGAAATCGAAACCTATCAAAGTTATACTTTTACACTCACACTTTAACAAGAAAAATAATATTGCCATAAATCCTTGTGATGGTCTCCATCCTACAGGTTTATTCGGCACAACTCCTAACTTATCATGAATATCTATTATTTCTTCATCAGAAAACATATCCGTATATTTAAAATCTTTAGGGAGTATAGTAGTCGAAGGTTTGTTCATATGAATACGACTACGATTAAAAAGAGTAAGACAGTCAAAAAATTTTCTTGCATTTACACGAAGAAATCCTGTTACCCATATATCAGTTCTACTACCTAGACTACTTGTATAGTCATAAGGAGCTCCCCTTCCAAAACGAACAACAGTATCAAAAGATTCTATATAATCTCCATACTCGTATTGTAGAATCTCTACTGAGTTTCCTACAAGTATTAGTGTTTTATTTTTAGTAAGTTGTTGTAATGTTTTTTCCATTCGTTTGAGTAAAGTATATTATCATGTATGTCTTGCCACGGTCCACCATCTGTAAAGTGTATTGCTTTAGGACTAGGAAAATTATAGTAATTTACCATAGCATTATATTCTGCTGGTAACTCACCAATTTCATCCGCCCACTCCATTTCGTGTAATTGTTTGCCAGTCCAATAGTTAACTGACCTACTGGATAGTTGAAGACATTGTGCGTTATTAAAGTACATGAGAGATGACCAATACTTTTTTGGATATGACATATTTGCTTTGCCATTCATCTTCTCACTAGGTGTTGTTAGAAATTGAGGGTGTTTAACTACCCATACAGTTGGAGATTGAGAACTTTGTTTTACATAATCTTCGATTTCTTGTGGGTCACATCTCCACATAAAATCTCCATCACAAAAAAGACTGTGACCTGTCCAATCAGACAGTTTAGGAACGAGGAAACGAGTGAAAGCAAACTCTGTGCTCTCACCCTGGTACTTTCTTGAGTACATTCCTTCATCCTCTAATTTGCTTTTGATAAGAGGTATAATCTCGTGTTTTGTACTGAAGCTACGAATAGATTCAGCACATACTTCAAATGCTTCAGGATATTCACTTTCATATCCTATGAAGATTTTCACGACTTTAGTCTTTCGCCTAAATCATTCACATATGCTTGACGAGCTGTTTTTAAAGCAGCTAGTGTGTTTTGAACTTCTGCTGATTTAACATCACAAAACTTTATCGCTTGTACTAATGCTTTTTGGTCGTCATCCATATCTTCTACGAGATAGTCCTTATCATCAATTTTAATTGAATTATCCATTATTTAAATACATCCTGCCAATTTCCTTGTGTACTAGCCTTTGCATACTCGGTAGCACGGTTTTCAAAAAAGTTGGTATGCTCAACTGCGTTGACTTGCATGTCAATCCAAGGCAATGGATTTTCTGTACTATGAAATATTTTCTTCATACCGATACCCAATAACCTTCTGTCAGCAATATATCTAATATATTCCTTGACTTCTCTTGCTGTCAAATCTGGTATATCTGCTTTATCAAAACAAATATCAATAAAGTTATCTTCTAACTCTACTGTCTTTTCTGCAGCACAGTATATTTCGTATTTTAACTTATCAGTCCATAACTCAGGATTTTCCGCAATGAAAGTTCTAAATAGTTTTGACAATCCTTCAACATGTAATGATTCATCACGAATACTCCATGTAACAATTTGTCCCATTCCTTTCATTAAGTTATGTCTAGGATAGTTTAGAAGGATAGCAAAGCTACTAAATAACTGTACTCCTTCTGTAAATGCACTATATACTGCCATAGTTTTTGCCATATCAAATGGAGTGTTCATACTGAAATCTTGTAGATATTCATGTTTCTCCATCATGGCGTTAATATCAAAAAACTCTTGGTACATGTCATCTGACTTACCTAAAGTTTCTAATAATAAGGAGTATGCTTCTTGATGCACTGCTTCCATAGCAGCATAGCTAACAAGCATCATTCTTACTTCTGGTTGCTTAAATGTAGGTAAGTAATGGTGGGCATAGCCTCCACATACATCTACATCAGCTTGTGTAAAGAACTTAAATATGTTATCTAACAATGTTCGTTCTCCATCACTTAACTTTAAATTATAATCTTTAATATCATCTTGTAGTGGTACTTCATCTGGTAACCAATGCATTTGCTGTTGTTTTTTATAGTTTTCAAATGCCCACGGATATTGAAAAGGTTTATAATATTCTCTTTCTTTTAATAAACTCATTTATCCCTCACAACTTAGACAATCTTGGTTTTCAAAGATTATCTCCCTTTTAGCTTGGGAAGCAACATTATCAGCTCTACTGATAGCTTCACTCCTCAAGTAATATAATGTTTTTAAATTTTTTGCCCATGCTAACATATGTATATTATGTAGCTCTCCTTTATTTATGTCAGGAGGAAAGAACAAATTAAGACTCTGAGACTGACAAATAAATGGCTGTCTCTCAGAAGCATGTTCTATTAGCCAGGCTTGATTAATCTCAACTGCTGTTTTGAACACATCCTTTTCCCAATCATCTAGTATATCTAAATGTTGAACACTACCTCTGTTTGCAACAATATCTTTCCAAGTTTGATTGTATATATCACTATGTCCTATTTTATTCATAAGAAGAGCGTCTAAGTATTTGTTTTTAACTAGATTACTTCCTGACTTAGTTTTCTGTGTATATGCATTTGCTCTAAATGGCTCAATACTTGGAGAAGTATTACCACATAAAATACTAGAGCTAGCATTAGGTGCAATAGCTAATAAATGAGCATTTCGCACAGAAGCAGTATCATCATCTGGACATGCTCCTCTTTCTATTGCTAATTCTCTAGTTGTTTTATCTGCGTTTGATTTTATATAACCAAACATTTCTAAGTTTATTTGAGCTGCCATTGCACTCTCAAAAGGAATATTATTCTTTTGTAGAAATGCATGGAAACCCATTGCGCCAAGCCCTATACTTCTCTCCCGGAAAGCACTAAACTTAGCTTTTTCTAACTGACTTGGTGCTGTATTGATAAATGATTCTAACACATTATCAAGCATACGAATCAAGTCAGGTATAAATGCAGGGTGGTTTTTCCACTTATCGTAGTACTCTAAATTTACACTAGAAAGACAACATACTGCTGTTCTTTCTTCGTCTGTTGCAAGTGTAATTTCACTACATAAGTTACTGTGATGTACTTGTAATCCTTTTCTTTTCTGAAAGTCGGGCAGATCATTTTGAACTGCGTCTTCAAACATTAAGTAAGGCTCACCTGTTTCCATTCTATTTTGTAAGATTTTTACCCATAATGCTCTGGCACTTACAGTCTTAACCACTCGTTTGGTATGAGGGTCAATAAGAGGCCAACTATCATCGAAATTATCAAGTTTGGTAGCACTATGAATGAGTTCCATAAAATCATCTGGAACCACCACAGCATGATGAAGATTGAGGCACTTACGATTAGTGTCGCCACCAGTAGGTTTACGAACATCTAAAAACTCCTCTATTTCGGGGTGTGACATATGTAGATATGAAGCATAACTTCCCCGTCTAGTTACACCTTGGCTAAACGCCAGCATTTCTGCATCTACTACTCTCATAAAAGGTATTGCTCCAGTGGACTCTGAGCCTTTTGATGTTTTAGTCCCTGCTGAACGAACATCACTCCAAGTACCCCCGATACCACCACCAAAACTACTTAAGAAAGCATTTTCAGTAAAGTGGTCTGTTATACCCTCTCTACTATCATCAACATAATTAAGAAAACAACTTATTGGTAAGCCTCTTCTCGTACCACCATTAGACAATACGGGAGTTGCAAACATAAACCATAGATTACTTACATAATCATATAAACGCTGTGCATGGTCATCGTCATCTGCAAATGTTTCTGCAGCACGAGCAAATGCTTCCTGTGGTGAGTTCTCACCTGGAATCATGTATCTATCTTTTAGAGTTGCCATTGCAAAATCGTCTAAAAGTTCATCTTTACTATAATCTATCTTCACTGACATAATTTTCTACCAATTTTATTATTTCTTGTCCATGCCCTAGTAATGCGGCATCAACATCATATGTTAAATCCATAAGTTTGACTCCAGTTTCAAGTCCTTCACTTCCAAACTCGTTTAAGTTCTGAATGAATTTGTACTTTCCTTCTATCGGCAAACTCGCCATAATATCAAAAACATCTCCATATTGTTCTATTAATTGAGTAGCACGCTTTGGTCCGACTCCATCAACTCCTGGAACGTTATCTCCTTTGTCTCCTGTTAAGCACTTATAAGTAAGAAAGTACTCAGGGTCAAATTGATAATGTTCATCCCAATTATGGACTGTTGTTTCTTTTCTAGTTACTGTCGAAAAACGACTTATTTTAGGGTCAACTAGTAAATCCCAATCTTTATCTGAAGATATCATCCATATTTCATCAATACCAAGATTCTCTCTTTGTTGACAAATATGAGCTGCTATATCATCAGCTTCTACTCCCTGATATTTGAGAGTAAGATACCCCTTCTCTTTTAGAGTATTCATTGTTAGTTGAAACTCCGCAAGAAAATCTAAAAACTCTTGTTCTTCTTCGGGGGTTTGTTCTGCATATCGTTCCTTACGATTTGCTTTGTACTGTGGGTCAATAGACTTTCGATAGTTACTACCACCATCTCCAAGTACTACTATTTCTCCACAGTTATAGGACTTTGCAAGGGATTGAACTGTACGAACATAATCATGTTCAAAATCCAAATTACCTTGATGTTTCCATCGAAAAGCTAAGTTGAGTCCATCAACTATTAATAAGTTCCCATTCGGGATCGGCTTTCCATGGCTCGTAAATTTTATCGCCATTTGTAAATTTTATTTCCTCTGTTTCTAAATATTTTTCAGCTAAAGTGACATAGCACCCTAACCAGTTTATGTACATATGTTTTTTGTAAAGTGGCTTTCTTGTCGTTGCCACATACCATTGAGAGTGATTTTCTTTGAATATAAGCAAAGGTTCTTGTTTCATTTCCTGTGCTTGTTTACAAAGTTTTGACCACCACCCAACAAATTGATTACTCTTTTGAGTAAATATTTTGTGATTGAAAGCCATATCACGATAGAACTTAACTTCTATTGTAAATATGTTATGCTTATGTGGTATATAAAGGTCTCCTTTTATTTTACCACTACCACTTCCTGGAGTCTGTGTGAAAGTCAGACCAGTATGTCTATGTAACATGGCAGCGACTTTTAACTCTGCGTCATGTCCTTTCCTTCTAGAATTAACCAATCATCTTCTCCAGCTCTACATAACCTCCAATCTTCTCTCCATCCACAATAATCTGTGGAAATGTTCGAGCTGTCGGGAATAGTGTTTTTACATCTGTTGCTTGAAACTCTTCTCCCATCATGTTATAAATTACTTCGTGTCCTTTGTTCGTTGCTAAGTTCTTAGCTTTGACACAGTAAGGACAGTTTGGTATACTATATATTTCTACTATCATTTCATTGTCTCCTCAATGAATTTTCCTATTGTGTTAATCTCTTGTTCTGAAAGCATACCTGCTTGAGCCCACATTGTAGAACTCATACTTCCGACTTCTCCTCTATTTTTATATGTATTGAGTCGGTCGATTATATACTCGGAACTTTGGCCTGCCAGTTTAGGAAATACTGCCATGCCTTGACCTTCGTTACCGTGACAAGCTGCACAACCTGCCCATAAACTTCTAATAGAACTAAATTCATCTGCACTTGCAAGTTCTTTTTTCTTCTGTTCTATCTGTGCTGGTGTACCATGAATCTTTACATATTCTGCATAACACTCGCCTGTGCAAGAGTGTGCTCCTGAGTATCCTTTATACTCTAGATTGTTATATGCTAAAGCTATGGTACATACCATAAATGTTACTATTGATAATACGTAAAACTTCATGCTTCTTTATCTATATCCCATCTTACCATGTTTGGTTTTGTTCTTCTTTGCCAAAACTTCCATGACTTTTGTTCTTTTCTCCACTGTAGTAACCAGGGAGCATGGTCTCTTTCTGCATCTGCAAACACTGCGTTTGTGAATGCAAGAGGTAGTAATATACATATGTGGACAATTATACTTGTTACTGTGCTATACCCTAGCCAACCCATATAGTAGGTTGCTACAAATCCAAAGTATACACTCCACATTGTAAATAATACTAACATAAAATAAGTCTGTAGACTTGGGTCGGGAATATATTTTAGTGGATTGTATCTAGCATCCATAATCACTCTCCAACTATCAACTACAAACATTATTAATCTTCTATGTATTGGTGGTTGTTTCATACTGCTTTTCCTATTAAGTAAAATGCCATCAGCATAGAGCCGAATACAAGTAACTGCACAATAGCCATAAAAGCTACTAACGGTATCTGTATCTCAGCCCACCAGTTAAGTTCTTTCTCTTCCCACTCCTTAAATTCTTCAGGTGTGGCGTCTCTAGGTTTGAAGTTTAAATTTAACTGCTGAGGCACGATATATTATCTTCTTTAATTATCTCTATCTTTTCAAGCAATGGATGAGTCCAACCGTGAGAAACTAAATATGTATTTAGGTTTTCTTCTTTCAGTAGGACTTCCACTACTTTTTCTTTTCCTTGTTCATCTAATGCTTGATTAACTTCATCAAGAAAAAGAACATTGATTTGACTTCTACTAATCGAAGTCATTAACTTTCTAATTGCGACTAGCGTTGCAATATTTACTCTTGCTAGCTCACCTGAAGAAAGTGCTAGAATATCAATAATGTTTCCATTATCAGATACTTCTACATTTAATTTGTCGTTCTCTACAACAAAATTTATACTGAATCTACCATCACTGAACTCTGCGAGATACTCATTAGTAAGTATTTCTAGTTCTTTGACAAGTGATTCTATTTTGTATGCAAGGAGACCGTTTGTGCTAAACGCCTTTTTAAGTATTTCAAGAACCGCAAGTTTGTTTTCTGAACTCTCAAGTCTAAGCTCGTGTGCGTCAAGTTGTTCTTGAAACTGCTGAGTTTGCTCTTGTATAATTCCAATTCTTGTGTTGTGTCGTTCTCTTCTCTCATTCTCATCTACTACCGTCTGAATAGAGTCCCTAATAGCGGCAATCCTCTCGCGAAGCGTTTTAATCTTATTCCCCAACTCTTCTCCGTTGATAACTTGTGTAGGGAGTTTGTTGTCGATACTCCTGTAGAGATTTTCCCAATCTTCGATGTTTTTGGTTGCTGTCCTATGTATCTCATTATGTTCTTCTGCCTCTTTTAATTTTTCTCTATCTTTCTCTGCGAATTTTTCACATTGTTCCATTCTTTCTGTGTGTTCTTTTATTGACATATTTACAAAGGTTTGGTTAATGTCTTGACCACAAGTAACACACTCTGCGTTTTCCATACCCGCTAGGGCTTGGTATTTTTCTAACATCTTTTCCTCATGTATACCTTCTGACTTCCATGCTCCTAAACGAGTTAGGTGAGGAGCTGTATCTATGAGTTCTGTATGCTTTGCTAATAATCTTTTATTTTCGTGAAGGTCAATTGTTTTTAACTGTTCCTTCAGATTATTATTAGTATTTATATTTTTGTTCTTTTCCGAGATATTTTCAAACTCTATTTGTAAAGAACTTAAAGACTTTTCGTCTTCTTCTGACTGAAATGGTAAATCCATTTTTGTAAGTAGTGTCGTATCTTCCAAAAAATTATCTTCCAACCATTTCTCAATAGTTGAGATTTTGGCGTTGGTTACTGTAATATTACTTGAAGCTACTCGTACTGCCTCCTTGAAACTCTCAAAGTACGACACATATTCGTCTAGTTTTAAGAGGTCAATTAGGAACTTTTTCCTGTTTGTATCTGTGGCAGTAAGAAACTGTAAAGATGCATTTGTATTCTGATATACTAACTGTGAGAAAGTCTTGAAGTCAATTCCAAGTATTTCTCCCAAACTCTTATATGTATTAGAAGCAGTATGTGAACTTATATCCTCTCCATTCTTCGTTAGCTTACATTTAAGTGTAGACCTACGACTAACAGAAATGCAATAAGAATCACTGTCAACACTAAACTCAAGAGATATATCGTATCCTTGATTAACATATCTATTAGCGATGTCTGCTTTTTTAACATTTTTACTATTCTTATTAAATAAAACTTCTTCTAATACTAAAGGTATAGAAGATTTACCTACTCCGTTTGTTCCAACTAATTGTGTAAGTGTAGACTCGGATAAGTCTATTTCGTTTCCTGTTCCATAAGAGAAACAGTTATCCCACTTCAGTTTTTGCAGAATAATCATTAAACACTCCCATAATATTTCTTATTTTATCATCATCTAATGATAGTATTTCTTTCAAGTAAATACCTAGTTCATCAGACATTGTCATTTCTGCGTGTAAATTTAAGGTTGCTTCAACCGTTCGTCTTACTACTTTCTTGTCTAGTAGTTCTGAGTTTTTAACTTTTGCTAAGTCTTGCACATCTCCTTCTAGTTCGTATATAGTATGGTGAAAGTCTGTTTGTACCATTTCATCGGGACTATCAACAGTCTTACGAATAAGTTGTGGTAGTTCAAACTTGTGCCATGTCCAATCAAAATTATCATCAATAGTTAGATAACCTGTTTTTACTATATTTCTATGAAAAGATGTAGTCATTGGACTTCCTGGGTACACAATATTTCGTTGAGTATTCTCGTGAGCATGTAAGTCTCCAGCAAAGACAGTTTTAAACTTATCAAATCTTTTCAAATCTACTTCTGGTATAACATGAGGTGGTATCTCACCACGAACATGAGTAAATAAGTAGTCCGCATCAATCGTTTCTATACAATTCTTTTTATGCAAATCAGCATAAGGCAGTATCGCCCAGTTATCCTCATAGTATGTTTCTGTTATTACTTCTACTAGAGGGTTGATGTCTTTAGTCGCACGAATTAAATTACTAAAAAATGTATAGTTTTTCTTAGTAGCTTCGTGGTTTCCATCATAAATAATTGTTCTTACTTTCTGTTGTCTAACAAAGTCAAAGTAGAGAGTAAGTTCATCCATAGAAGGGACTCGATCAAACAAGTCCCCTCCAATGATATGTAAACTTACATCATGATTTGTTATAGCATCCTGTACTTGTTGAAAGAATAACTGATACCTGGAACAAGCCCATGGTACTGGTACATTCTTTTGTCCGAGTTTTATATGCCAGTCTGCTGTAAATAAAATCATGCTACGAAGTCATCTCCTGGTGTCCATTCACAACCTGTGAGACCACCTGCTTTTAATGCTTGTAAAGTTCTAAGAACTTCATTTGCATTTCTGCCTGTGTTTAGAGCGTTAACAGATACATGCTGTATTATTCCTTCTGGGTCAAGTATGTAGGTTGTTCTATAAGGAACACCTTCATCGCTTACAATTCCTAAAGCTGTTGCAAGATTGTTATTGCAGTCAGCTAAAAGTGCATGTTCTACGCCATAAAGAGGTGCATGTTCATCACCTGTTTTCCACTCCCATTTACAATATTCGTTATCAGGACTTATGCCATAAACTTCATCAGTTTCTGCCATTAAGCTATCCATACCTACTATCTCAGTAGGGCAAATAAATGTAAAGTCTTTTGGGTAAAAGTAAATTACAGACCAGTCAGATAAATCCCAACTATTAACTTTAATAAAGTCATGGTCTGCGTCTTTCCAATCTTCGTTAAAACTCATGTTACCACTTACACCGTTAAGTGTAAACTCTGGAAATTTATCTCCTACTCCAATCATGATACGTCAAACTCGTCAGAAACTTCTTGTGAAGGTTCATCGCCTTGATTATTCACTCTTCTTAGTAACTCTAATTGTGCATCTGCGGTTGGTCTTGGTAAGACATCATCCATAGATTTTAGACTTGCTACTAAGTCTTTTTCCCAATCCTCAAGTTCTCTTGGTTTACACTTTAGAACTTGTAATTGATACTCAACATTAAACACCTGTGGACCTGTTTTCTTTCTCTTGAAATGAATGTCATATCCTGTTACAGGGTCTGTTGGGTCGCCTAACTCTTCCATAGCTACAATCATTTGGTCAAATAGTTTTCTCTTAAGATTAAGAACTTTAACTGATTTGTCGCCGTAGTCTATGCATTGGACAGCGTAAGACCATCCACATTTTAAGTCAGGGTAAAAGTCACGAACATGGTCATGTTCTTTGTTGTTAAAGGTTTCAGAGTTTCTATCGAAAGATAAACACTCCATAGGAATATTCTTGTTATTCTCTCCTTTAATCCAATAGACATATCTAGGTAGTAAGTCTCCAACCATTCTTAGGTGGTGGTCTTCTTTACCTGCATAGTTATAGGTTTCGATTTTTTCTTTTTGGGCTGAGCCCTTGGTTTGGTTAAATCCAATTGCCATTTTTTTCTCCTTGTGTCTCCTCAAACATAAAGTGAATCCGACCTTCCTTTATTTTGAGCAGTCTGTTTGCTTTTATTATATCTTCTGAAATTGGACATTCCAGAAGGTCTAGTGTGGTGTCTTTACTATTAACATAGTTGTGATAATTGCGAAAGGATGCGACACCTGCATACTCTGCTACTTCTTTATCACTATATGACCTACCGACTTCCATCAAATCTTTCGGATTCTTCAGAAATGATTTCCCACCAAAACGGTACTTATAAAATTTAAAAGTCTTATCGTAATAGTTTTTCGGTTGGATTTTGTATGTAATAATTCTAAGGATTGTTATGATATCTCCAACATTCCCTTTGCTTATTTTTACAATCTTATCCCAGTTATATAGTAACATATATTATATCAAATTTTTGAGTTTGTGTCAAGAGTTATTTTTCTGAACTCTCATTCTGCTTATTCTCTAAGATTTTATCAGCATCCTCAGGTGCGATTGTCGCATGAACACCCATATGTGCCATGTCAATCATTCTACCTTCAAAGATGTAACTGCCAGAATGTGTAAGTTCAATCATTGGTAGTGCCCATATGTCAATACCAATCTTTCTACAATACTCGGAGAACATGTAATCTTCACTTAGATATCTGTTCTGCTCGTTAATTATACAGTCAAAAAAAGCGTGTATTGTTTCGTCTCTTTGAAAATCTCCTTCACGAATGTGGTCGGGAGTATATTCTAACTCGGGGTATGCGTCTGCATATTCCTTAAATACTGACTTTTCTATCATCATAAATCCAGTTGCTCCCTCTTTGATCTTTACAGGTTCAAAGACAGGTGCTTTGCCATCTGGATATTCCTCAGGCAGTGGATTAAATACCATATCTCCAGCTACTTTAGATAGTAGAGAAGGGTTTTGTTTTATATGCTCGTGTCCTTGTTCTGCAACATGCAAAACTTTTTCCCAAGCAATAGTTTTCTTTGGGTATAAACCAGTTAATATTCTTATGTCATCTGTAGTTGCCATAATGTGAGCCATATACATTAAATCCATAGCTCTCCATGAAATGTCACTATCAATGAACATTAAGTGAGTAGCGTCAGATTTAAGAAAATTTGCAACACAATAGTTTCTAGCTCTAGTAATCAAAGATTCATTAAATAAATAATAAATCTGTGTACTTATACCATGATTCATAAATGTACCAGTGGTATCCATAAGAGACTTAGTGTATAACCCATGACACATACCGCCATACATTGGAGTCGCAAACATTATGTTCATCTTCTGCATTTCAGGTATGTTTAGTTCAATTTTAGTTTCATTCATAATACATTTACCTCGTATCCTTGTTTTATATAATAGCCCATTCTAGCACTTGCTTGTCGAGCTGCTGTTTTACCTTTTAGATTAAAGTCAACCACTACTGGTTGTTTCTTTCCATCTATTTTTCTTATTATCCTACCAATAAGCTGTGTGAGTAAGGGGTCGTTATTTACTGGTGTTCCCAACACTAAACAACTAAGCTCATTGATAGATATGCCTTCCGAGAAGATTGACTGTGTTCCAAATAAGATTTGTTTATCTTTTCTTATCATATCCATAGTCTCTTCTCTTTCAGCAAAATCCATATCCCCTGTTATTGAAACTGCTTTATCTCCTACTAGAGCTGCACAGTTTTTTAAAAATGCTACTCTATCTGATACAACAAGAACTTTATGTCCTTCTGCAGCGTAACGAGCAGCTGTCATTGCTACACCATGTACATACTCCGCATCTCTTGTTAAGTGATTTATGCGTTCTGCCCATGGAGTATAACTACCATCTAAAAATCTAATATCTGTTTTATAAATATCAATTTTAGGAACTAGATAGTTTTCTTTTGGCGGTTTCATCACATTGCTACCGAAATAATCACGGAAAACAACATGTCTGCCATCTTTTCTTTCAAGAGTTCCAGTAAGTCCTATCTTGTAACGACACGGCATTTCATCTATAATCCTCGTAAAGGTTGGACTACTAACATGATGCATTTCGTCTAATATAATTGTCCCGAACTCCTTTTTTATATCGTCCATTCGACGGTATAAAGTCTGAATATTCCCGCAGACGATAGGAGCATCTATATTACATTGACCACTACCTATTCTCCCTGCTGTATATCCAAAGCATTTCTTCACCTCTTTTTCCCACTGATTTCGTAGGTTAGTCGTGTGAGTAACTACTAGTGTTTTTTGACCTAGCTTTCCTGCGATTGCTAAACCTGTAAATGTCTTTCCCCAACTTACCCAAGCGTTAATTATACTATTGTCTTGTACCTCATCATAAACCGCCTGTTGGCTTGGTCGTAAATCAAACTTAAACTCTGGATGTTCGATTTCATTTACCACTCGTTTATCTACTATCTCGTAATCGGATGGGATTAAATCTTCTCTCCCCATTGGTAAAGACACCAAACCCTCTCTAACATATCGAAATGTTTTGAACACGATAGGTGGGTCACTAGGTATTCGAGGAGCAATTGTATAAGTCAGTTCTTTTTCTAACTCATTAGTTTGTTCTTTATTAACGGATAAATATATTCTATTACTTAGTACTGCTTTCACTAATAAGTCTCCTTAATCCTGAACTAGAAAAAGAGTGCTGTCTATTAGTATAGTATACTTCATGCAATCCTTTTCCTGTAAAATGCTTGTCTGCCCAATCCTCTCCTATAAATCTCAAATGTATTTCTGTTGATTCTAGTAAATCTATCAGACTTTGTTCTGTATCGTAAGGAATAATTTCATCTATGTACTTTATAGCTTGTAATTGCATATATCTTTCGTATACAGACTGAACAGGTTGATTTTTCTCCTGTCTATCTATACTCGGGTCAGTTTGTAATCCTACTATAAGATAATCGCAATTCTCTTTTGCCTCTTTCATCATTACTACATGACCTGCATGTAATAAATCAAATGCTCCGCAAGTAAATCCTTTTATCAACTTAGTTCCTTCATGTACTGCCAATCTGCAATTCTCCATTCTTTTTGTATTCTTGGGTGGTTGTTATCCCAAGGACTGCTCCAGCCTGTCTTTTTCTTTCTGTCTATAATATGTTTTGGTAACATATCCCCCATAACTTCTCTAAGTAAGTATTTATATACTCCTGTGTCCCATCCAAATCTTTGTTTAAATTTTGTCATACCATCAAATTCATAACAATATCTAACAAAATTTTGACCTAAATATACAGGTCTACTTTCCATTCCAAACATTCCGCAGGTTTGGTCAGTTGCTAGTATATTCTGCTCGGATGTTATCATCAAATCACAAATCAACATATTGTTCCATTTATCGTCTGAAAACTGTATCTTAGGAAGCCATGGCTCTGATTTATAGTATTCTAATTTATGTTCACAATATCCTTCTATCCAATACTTATGATGATGTAAATATCCAGAGAACAGTTCATCTGCACTATCTCCTGTAATTATTACTTTACAACCATCTTTAGCAGCTTGTTCTGCTAGAAAGTATCTTGGTGCTCGTCTATTTCTATCTGACCAAGGGAATCTAGCATTATTTAGCCATCTTCTATCGTAGTCATATATTTTGTCTTGTTGTAGTACAACTACTTTATGTTTTACACCCCATTCTTTACAAGTTTGTGCAGCTAATTTAGCCTCTAATCTAAACCCATTATGGTCATTATATAGTCCTTTTGTGTTATCATAAGCACATATGTATACAGTAAGGTCTAAATCCATATCTTTTACTACTGATAGAGCAAATGTACTATCAAATCCCCCACTCAAAAATAATCCTGTCTTTTGTTTATTACTTGCTATCTTTTGTATATTTGATATTAGTCTTGTTCTAAACTCTTCTTTATTAAACGGATTACTTTTTATTTTAAAATTATTCCAAAGATTCTTAAATATTATTTTATCTGTATTGAAATCAAATATTACATACTCTCCAGCAGCTACTTTCATAACATCTTTGTAAGGACTCTCATGTCCTTGTAATAATGAGTTTATTACATATCCTTGCTTTGTTTTTGTATTTTCTTCTAAATTTGACAAGCTTCTTAGACTTGTAGTAACAGTAACATTTTTACCTTTTTTATGTATCCATAAAGGTTTGGCTCCAAAGTGGTCTCTACATATAACTAATTTTCTTTTCTCTGGTTGATACCATGCTAAACTTCCATGCCAATCATTCCACTCTAAAAACTTAAATCCATATGTTTCTAGTCCATCAGCTAAGTACTTTGTATCATTCTGTATATTAGTATCATACATCTCGCCATTGAATACTAAATAATTATTCTTTTTGGTTTTATATGGTTGTAATTGTTTTTCTCCATTGATATCTAGTAATGCGTGAGCCATAGCAATATCTTTGTTTTTCCACATAGACATTGCATCGGGACCACGAAACTCTTGTCGTTTCATCATCTCACCACAATTTTCAGTATCTGTTGTTACTACGAATCCGCACATATATAAATTCCATGAAATGTATAATCACATACTTGTTTAACTTTTACTTGTTCATACACAGTCATAGACACTAGCATTGCTAGTATTATCCATACTGGTATAAAACTTTTGTCAAAATTCATTCTACTACTTTAAACCCTTGTATTGAATCAACTCGTAAGTCTTCCCATTTTTTAAATTCTACATCATAACATATCACAGTATCTCCACTCTGATTTTTTATATGATTAGGAACTTCCATATATTTCTCATTTAAAGTATACTCTCTATCGTAAACTTTTCCTGATTTTAAACTTTCAAATTCAATTAATACTATATTTGTTGCTAATTTATCTCTTAATTTTTCGATGTCAACCATCTCCATGCCCTCTCGTGATAGACATATGCTACTATTTTAATAACACTGTCTGCTACAGCTATACTAGCTGCTAGTTCATAACTTCCTGTTACAGTTACTGCAATTATTGCAGTTACACTCATAGCTATAATACGCCATGATAGTGCTTTGTACCAGTCTCTTTCTATCTTATCCATTTTATTCCTTGGAGTTCTTTTATATCACTCCACACAAACCATGCATACTCTTGTGAATCAGTTCCTGTCCCTGTAAATGAAGGTCTTTTGCTTAGTACAAATAACCCATCAGGCGGAAACTGTTGCCAAAAATCGTACCTCTTTTGACTACTTAAAAAATTTATTCTTAATAACATTATTACTGTAGTTGATAATCCCATTGCATGTTCAATAAACTCTTGCGCTATACTAAAGGGTGGATTTGTAAATATTAAATCAAACCCATGATCTTCTGTAAAATCATGTCCATAGTCAAAAAAGTCTTTATCATGCTGTATTTCACAGGTAGATACTTCTATTCCTTTATTTTGTAAAAACTTTGTTATTCTACCATCTCCTTCACAAGGTTCCATTGCAGTTTTAAACTGACTCCAATCTATCGGTAAATTTTCATAACACCATTCTGGTGTGGGGTAGTAATCATACGGACTTCTACTCATATTTTTCTCCATGTATCTTTTTTCTTTTCTTCACAATACTCCCATATCTTCCACGGAATACCCTTTTGATATAGTACTCCTGCCCAGCTACTACCTTTCATAGGAGGTCTTGCCTCTACAAAAGGAAATGGCACATCTTTTAGCCATACTACTGTTGCTATATCTTTCTTTTCTACTTTGCGAATCTTATGGTATTTTAGTGGTGTTGTCTTTGTCTTTTCATCATACCAATAAACTCCATCGCTGTCTATAAAATGTTTCCCCCTGTGTTTCATCATACCTACTTCATTATCTACTTGATATCGAAGTGGATATACACTTTTCATTGGTGTTTGTAATCTTCTCATACCAATAGTTTTACCACTCATGTTTTTATCATCAACTATTTGGTCACCAATAAGCACTAGCCCATCAATTTCTTCTGGCTCTTCTGAAAGTACATAGATTGGAAACTTAATTTTTCGGTTCATAATACATATATTTTCTTGCAAAATTACTTGCTAAATCTTTATAAGGCATATCAAAACAAGATAGTTTAAATAATACTCTTTCATTGGCTAGTGGAGCGACTCGATGCTCTTTACTTGTATCTACAATCGCCATCTCATACTTGTAAGACTTATCTCTAAATTCTATAGGGTCATCCCCACTCATCTTCCATATTATTGCTGATTTTGTACCTTTGTCTACATGCCAGTCTAAACGAGTTGTTGGCGATAAGAATATAAATTTCATATTAAATCTACCCTTTATACCAAACATTCCAACAAACTCTCCTTCAAGTAAAGCATTACTCCAAGGAGCATAATGATACCCATGTATCTTTTTACCTTTGAAATAAAACTCTTTTCTTGGCAAAGTATATGCTACTTCTTCTAAGTATTCTTTGTCTAATGCATAATTTATATGTAAACAATTAGGCGGTATTTTGTCTAATTTTTGTCGCACTTATATCCTCTATATCTTTACTAAAATGTTCTTGTTCAATAACATACCCAACCTTTCTTCCATAAGTAATATTTACTATATTTGGAACAGATTTAATTTGTACTATACCAGCTAAATGTGCTAGTTTCTTTTTTAATTTTTTCTCTATCTCATATGCAGAATATGGATTATTTTCGTCCCATTCCATACTTCGAATCTGCACTTCTACTTGTGGCTCTTTCTCTAGACATCTTTCTAGTAATGCCTCGTGTCCTTCATGCCATGGTTGCCACCTACCTAGCATTTGTACTGTGGGAGTTTCATCTTTCCATATTCTATGTCCTATACTCCAACATACATCAACAGGGTCATCATCATCCCACTCATGTATATCGTAATCATACTCCGTCCACTCAGGCCACTCAAATATTTTGTTAGTATCTTCATACTTACTCTCTACTACTCCTGACATAAATATAGTCAGGTCAGCATCAAACTGCTCTCTACCTGACTTGAATGGACATATAAAATCTACTAATGCAATTTTACCACTATCTGATACTGCATTTGCTTTATCCAACATTCTTCTAAACTGTCTCCAACGACCCTGTTCTGAGAAATCCCAGTCATCGGCTTCGTGGCGCATTTGGTCTGCGTTTATATGAACAACTCTGTCAGTCATAATCTTCTTTATATTCTTACAAAGAGTTGTTTTACCTGCTCCAGATTGTCCAAAAATTAATACTTTCACTTCAATAAATCCTTATAATTTTTTCCTACTTTTACTTTCAACCATGCATTTTCTGCTGTTTGTTTTGCTGCCTTGTACTCTATACATTTAGCACACTTACCGCAAGGCAACCATCTTTTATCTTTTTTTACTTGTACTGGTTGCATACAAGTCCATGCATAATCTACTAGGACAGGATATTTTCTCATAATAAATGAGTATATCTCTGACTTTGTATTATGCTCAAATGGAAATAACATTAGGGGTGTACCTAATTTCTTTTCCCACTGCAACCCATGTATTTCCCACTCTTGATTTTTTATCATTTCTACATTTCTTTGTACATTTTTTAACATACCTCTTTGTTGTCCACTATCATCAGTGTTCGTTCCAAATACAACATATTCTATAGCCCACTGTGGGTTTCCTACTATTAGTTTTACTACATTATCAATGTTTAAAAACCCTGCAGGTATGTTTATAGATTTCATAGGTATTGAATTAGTACTCAATACAAATGGCACTTTAAAATAGTCTGCTGACTTTCTAGCAGCAAGAACTAAGTTATGTGCTCCAGGCACTTCTGCAATTAAATCTGTCCAAACAATAGGCTTTTTACCTGTATCTATTGCCCATGCCAAAGCTGCTTGGCTTTCTATTCCACCACCGTGAGGTATAATAGTATCTATATTCTCAAAATCAGCTACGCCCTCGCCTTTATGCTGTCTATCCTCGAAATCTAAGTAAGTCTTAGGCTCCATAATAAAAATCCTCAAAATCTTTTTTGTAATACTCGTATATTAACTCTTTGTTTTTATCTGTCCATTCATAAGGTCTGCTTTGACTTACATTCTTTCTAGCTTCTTTTATCTTTAGTTTCTCCCAAATAGTTTTATCTTCTAACTTATGAACTTCTACTCCTGGTCTTATCCATTGCCATTGTGGTTTCATAACTATACTTGGGTCAAACGATGGTTTCATTATATGTAATTCATACAATGCATCTTTGTCATCTATACACTTGTTCCACTTACCCTCTTGCATACTAGCAATGGCACGAGGAACCCAATTTTTAAAAGGTGTATCTACTAATTCAATATCTGATAGATGATTCCATGCACTACGAAAACGATTATATGGATGTCTTACTGATGAAAGGTATTTCCAATCAGGATATTGTAAGGCATACTGGTCGTAAGTTGCATGCATATTCATAGTATACATTTTATAGGGTGGATGATTTCTCCAACCTCTTATATAATGAGTTGCATATCCTTGACTCCAGGTCTGTGTTCCCACTCGCATTTGTGGGTCAGTTGGAACACCATACTTATGTAAATACTGAGCTGTGATGGCAGTCCCGCCACACTTTGGTATATGTATAAAGATTGTTTCATTACGACAAATCATATAGCTTTTCAAACTTTCCTAAGCTATAATCATCAGCTACATCAAAGTCACATCCAATCGGGGTTCCTGGCACAGAAAGACCACGGTCTCTCTGTATAAATTCTTTCAGTTTTGCACTATATAATTCTACTTCATCAAGAGGAACTTCTGCTAACACAGAGTCATGAACAAGTGCAAATATCTTTGACTTCATTCCTGTCTTGACTATATACTTCTGCATCTCTATCGCTCCGAGTAAGTTTACATCACTTGCTACGGATTGAACGAGAGCATTTACACCACTTCTTACTTCATGTGATGCAATACCTTTGTCTTGTGAGAATACATTTGGTAGTCTTCTCTTTCTGCCGAAATGACTGTATATAAAGCCATTCGCTTGTATAAATTTCTGTGTGTTATTGAGCCACCCTTTTAGTTTAGGAAAAGCTTCGAAGTAATCATCAATAGTATGTTTAGCTTCTGCAGGACTAAAGTATTTACCTGAATCCTTGGTAACCTGTTCACTGATTTTTGCAGGGCCAGCTCCATACATTATACCGAATGTAACTGCCTTTGCTTGTTGTCTTTCTGCTGTGTAGTGTTCTGCTACATCTTCTACCTCACCTGGTAGTTTGAATACTTGTTTTGCAATGGTTGAGTGAAAGTTCCCACCATCTGAGAATACTTTCATTAAGTTTTTATCATCTGCCAAAACTGCAGCACAATATACTTCTGCTGTTGTTAAGTCCATTGCGACTATCTTATTACCTGCTTTTGCTTTGATACAACCCTTTACTGTTGGATTGTCTCTCGGAAGCTGTTGCATATTCAGTTTACCACTACTACTTAGACGACCCGATGTCGTACCGTGTAGATTGAAGTTTGTTCGTAACCTGCCGTCCATATCGAGTGCAGGTATAATTTTATCAAGATATGTAGTTTTGATTTTTACTTTCTGTCGAACTTCTAAAATCAACTCGGGTATCGCATGCTTACTTGCAAGTTTCTGTAAACTTTCTGCATCTGTGCTATCAGCTCCAGTACCCGTTTTCTTACCCGTTGGGGCTAAGCCTACATAATCAAATAATAGACTTCGTAATTGTACTGTTGAGTTCGGGTTGAACCCGCCTTTGTCTTTGATAAATTGTCTCACTTCAGGATAACTATTTAGTTTCTCTACTGCGGCATCAATATCTTCTTGCATACGCTTTTGACCAAACTGTAATCTAACTGCATCAAATGGTACACCATTACTTTCTACTTGACTCAAAAATCTACAACCTTCTATCAGTAAGTTCTTGTAAACCCAATAAAGTTTCTCATTCTTTAGTATTGCTGTTTCAAACTTTTGGAATAGTAAGAAGGTAACAACTGCATCCATTGCAGCATAGTTCTTCATTACATCAAATGGTATCAAATCATAACTGAAACTTGCTTTGAGTATACCAGTTCTCTTACGATAATCTGTTACCCAGTTATCAAGTTCTGCCTCATAGTCTCCGTACTCAGTATGTTTAATTGCTAGTGTCTTTAGACCATGCGTACCTGGATTTTCATCAAACATATAATGCATAAGCATAGTGTCTTCAAATCTTGGAAACTTGAAGTTGAAATGATAAATAAACCATTGTAAATCAAACTTAGCATTGTGAAAGACTACTCTTTTCTTATCGAATAGTTGTTGCATAAGCTTTTCTGCTTTCTCATCTATACAATCACAATCTACATAAACGCCATGCTCTGGTTCATAACTCATTGAGAAACCTAGCATATAACCATCTCTACAGTATAACGCTGATGTTTCTGAGTCAAGTGCTATGAAGTCATAGTCTGAATCAAGTGCTTTGTCTAAAAATATGTATAGGTCTCTACTATCTGTGATTCCATAACATTTGTCTTCTCCTAAGGATACTTGCTGAAGATCTCCGCTTACATATCCTGTTATACTCTCGACTGCTTCCTCGAATGACTTCTTTGCCTCTGGTCTGAACTTTATCATTGCAGGGTTAATTAAAGCCAAAAATTTATCATCAATTATTTTTCCATTGTACTCAGTTATTGATGTCTTTCTCGTGAAGTTTTTGAAGGGCTCAGAACCTACTAGAATGAGCCAATCGTACGCATCGACATCGATTTCGATATCTACATCTTTTTTCAAAATTTTTCTTTTACTAGAATCACTACACAATGCAAACCTTTCGAACTCAAAGTCGAAGTATCTATCAAAGTTCGTGGAACTAGGTGTTGTTTCTATTAGTGCTACTTTAGCCATATAATTTTTCTTTTAATCTCTCTATTTCTGGTTTTGTTAAATTGCCAGGGTCTATGTTATCTCGTAACTTTACTATCCTGGCACTCATGTCTAGTTTCTCAGCAATCTCTTTCGCTTTCTCACTAGCTTGTCTGCCCGCCTCATCCCCATCAAACATAATATCTATACCTTGAACGCCTTGTAGCTTCAGTAGACTTAGTTTGACCCAACTCACTTGCTGTGTACCGAAACAGCACACAGAATTTTTGAGACCTTTGTCCCAAAGATTGAGGGCATCAAATATACCCTCTGTTAATATAACTCTTCCTTGCATAGGTTTTACTTTTGCTGGACAAAACGGCATCTCCGCTCCTGTTGGATAGATATAGTACTTCATTGTACTAAAATCGTCCAGACTTCTACCTATCAATGAAACTGTCTTCCCTGTAATGTCTCGGATTGGAAAGATGATACGATTCTCAAATCTAGGTACATTCCATGTGAACGCATCCCAGATTGCAAGAGTCTCTTCGGAAATGTTCCGAAATCCTCCACCTCTCCATTCCAATCTGTCTTTTGGGAGTTGTATGCCGACAGTTTCGCTTTTAACTTTTTGTATCTTGTCTTTTATTCGGTGTATACGAACCTCAGTTGGAGATTCGGGAGCACCGAAGTATGTAAATAAATTACCTTTATAGCCACACGAGAAGCAATGGAATATTCCTGTTATTCTATCGACTCTCATTGAGGGGTTAGTATCATCATGCTCAGGATTCAAACAATGTATTTTTGCATCCTTCCCACTTACTTGGTACTGTATTCCTTTGCTTTGTAGTAATTCTTCTGCTATCATAATTATATATATTATATCAAAATTTTAAGTTTGTGTCAAGAAATATTTTCCGCTTCCATAGTCCATCTGTAATAATCCTTTTTGATTGTATACTTACCGCCTCTACAATATACATCTACAAATATATTGTCACTAAATAATGCTGCAGATGCAGCTCCTGTTCCGCAACTAGGTACATAACCTACACCTTTTTCCCATATGTCTACAAATATATTGCCATCATATAAATCATGTACCATAATTTGATTTTGGTCTAATTCTGTGTCTATTATCTCTACCCATGTATGCTCTATTATTTTATTGTTTCTACATATTTCTACGGTATTCGGTCTAGTTATTACTGGAGCAAGAAAATTAATTTTAAATTCATCTGCTAACTCAGCATTAAAGCATACCTGTGCCTCACTGCCATCGATATTCCATATCTGTCCTGTCAGTATATTTTTCCATTGACAATACCCATCTTGATGTAAAGGGTTAGTATCTGCTAGAATTATAACTTGCCCGTTAACTTTGACTTGTGCTTCCAAGGTAACTCATCTCCTAATGCTTCGTGTTCTAAAAATGTAGGGTCGTCTTCATAATACATTGACTTCCATACTAATTCTGCCATTTGAAACCAAATAGCAATTGCTTTGTTTCTAAACTCTTCGTCACCCCATAAATAATATAATAACCACCATTCCTTATCGAATTTACATACTCTCACTTCTGCACTATGTAATTCAGGTACATCTACTAATACTCTTAGTCTTTGACTACCTGCTATTGGGTACCAGTTTGGCATACATAAAAACGGTGACCGTATGCCTTCTTTTATTAGTGCTGCTTTTAGTGGTGCATTCTCTGGTACATCTTTAATGTTCTCTTGTACTTTTTGTTGTTCTAATAACCAACCCACAGTTCTCACATACCAAGTATGTGGCGGAAGGGGTACTAACTCCGCTGTTGCTCTACTTACTCTATCGTTCGCCATAATTCATGTAGTCCTCCATAGCCTCTTCATATATAGGTCTAAATTCTTCTAGTGTTGGCAATACAACTTGTACTTTGCTTTCAACATTACTGTATAATATTTCTGCGCAATGTATGTGCCAAGACTCCTCTAATTGTTGTTCTGTATAAAGTATCATTTTATATCCTTTAATATTTGTAATGCTTTCTTTTTATTAAACCACAAACCATTCATAACTATTGTGTTATGTGTATTTGTATGTTCCAAAATATATCTAGGTATTCCTATTATACTTCT